GCCGGTAGGGTGCTGAAAAAGTACGGTGTTTGCGACAAGGCTCATAACCTTTTCCTTGAACGCGCCGAAAAATGCGACCCGCCACTTCCTGAAGCGGAGCTTGCTGCCATCTGGCGCAGTGCTGTGAAGTTTGCTCAGAAGGTACAGGCAGATCCGGATTATATCCCGCCAGAGGAATACAACGATGACTTCGGTGCTGGGAAAATGCGTCCTTCGGATTACTCCGATATTGGGGAAGCTAGGGTACTGGCCAGGGAGTGCGCCGGTATGCTCAGATACACCAGCGGCACGGACTTCCTGTCCTACGGAGGCGACCGCTGGTACGAAGATGGGGAGAAAGCCTTGGGGACTATTGAAGGCTTCATGGACAATCAGCTGTCAGATGCACTGGAAACCGTGGCGGCAGCCGAAGACGCACTTGTGGCTATCGGCGTTGACGAGAACACCGTCAAAGGTCATGGCAAGGACCTGGCAAAAGCCGTACCTGTCGACCAACTGGGGCTGATGTATGCACTCATGGGGGCATTAGCCTATCAGAAGTTTGTAATGAAGAACCGCAACTACAAGAACATGGTCAATATTATGAATGCTTGCAAGCCTATGGTGGCTATCGATGTATCGGAACTGGACTATGATGCGGAACTGCTGAATACGCCTGTTGGCACCTATGACCTTTCCAAGGGGCTGGACGGCTGCACACCCCATGACCCGGACGACCTCATTACCAAGATTACCAACTGTGCTCCCGGCGACAAAGGCATGGAACTTTGGCAGGAGTCGCTGAACACCTTCTTCTGTGGTGACAAAGAGCTTATCGAGTACGTCCAGAGAATCGTTGGGCAGGCTGTTATTGGCAGGGTGGAAGAGGAGCACATGATTATCGCGTATGGCGGCGGCGCAAACGGTAAGAGCACTTTTTGGAATGTAATCGCGCGGGTTTTGGGCAACTACAGTGGTAAGATTTCCGCTGAGGCTCTGACCATGAACTGCAAGCGGAACGTGAAGCCAGAGATGGCGGAGTTAAAAGGCAAGCGGCTCATTATTGCTTCCGAGCTTGAGGAGGGAACCCGGCTCAATACGGGGATGGTAAAGCAGCTCTGTTCCACTGACCCCATCCAGGCAGAGAAGAAATACAAAGCCCCCTTCAGCTTTGAGCCTTCCCATACTTTGGTGCTGTATACCAATCACCTGCCCAAGGTGTCTGCCAACGATGAAGGCACGTGGCGGCGGCTTATCGTGATTCCTTTCAATGCAACCATTACTGGGAAGTCAGACATCAAGAACTTTGCTGAGCACCTCTTTAATGAGGCTGGGCCTGCCATCATGAAGTGGATAATCGAAGGTGCGGTTATGGCGATGTCTGCTGGCTACCACACCAAAAAGCCCAAAGTAGTGACCGATGCCATTGATGCTTATCGTCAGGACAATGACTGGCTGGGACAGTTCTTGGAAGAACACTGTGACCTTGACAAGTCCTATTCGGAAAAGTCAGGGGAACTCTATCAGGCATATCGTAACGCCTGTGTTCTCAGTGGGGAATATGTCCGTAGCACGACCGATTTTTATGGTTGTCTGGAAAAAATCGGATTCAAGCGGCGTAGGACAAATGGCAGCAGGCTGATTGTTGGGCTCAAGCTGAAGGATGGGCAGGATTTCCTGCAATGACCGTCACGAGCACCACCTTCGGTGTTTTCCATCAGTTGATGGGAAGATTGCCGGTCGTGACGCTTAAAACTAAAAGATTGCTTCTTTTGAATATCTAAAAGTGACACTCATGACACTCTAATATAAAAAGTCCTATAGGAGAAAAAATATAAAAAATATCTATATAGAGAGTTTTAGTATAGAGTGTCATGATCGTCACTTCATTTACTGATGGAGGCCATGATGAAGGAAAAAGATATCGAACAGAAGTTGGTTCATGAAGTAAAAAGGCATGGCGGCATTTGCCCCAAACTGGTAAGTCCAGGCTTGGCTGGAATGCCGGACAGGCTCATCATCCTTCCTGATGGGAAGATGGGTTTTGCAGAATTGAAGTCACCTAGCAAGAAGCCGAGGCCAATACAAGTCTGCCGCATTACACAGCTGCGGAGGCTGGGCTTCAAGGTGTTTGTTATTGATGGCGTGGAGCAGATTGATTCCGTGCTTGACGAGATTGAGGAGGATTCATAATGACGATTAACGGTATTTACAAGATGATGGGCAATATCAAGCAGGGGGACAAAATTTTCTTCAATAGCTACGGGGCTTGTGATACTGCCGCCAAGCTAGGACGGAGTGGCAGTGCCACCATTCCCGCCATTGGTACCGTGTTGAAGGTTTATCCCCGTTACGTGTTGGTGAAGTTGAAGGTGGCTAGGGAATGTGTCATGTGGGACAGCATCATCAAGGTAAACGGTGTTTCCTGGCCTCTTTGCACCGAGGTGAAGGCATAATGATTTATACACCGCATGAGTACCAGAAATATGCCACCAGCTTTATTTTGAAGAATCCGGTCGCAGCCATTTTTCTTGACTGTGGCCTTGGAAAGACGGTCATCACGCTCACTGCCATTGAATCACTCCTGCATGACAGCTTCGAGGTTAGCCGCGTGCTGATTATTGCTCCTCTGCGTGTGGCCAGGGATACCTGGCCTGCGGAGATTAAGAAGTGGAAGCACTTGTCCAATTTGACCTATGCCACAGCCATCGGGAATACTGCTAAGCGGATTGCTGCACTCAGGCAGAAGGCAGAGGTCACCATCATCAACAGGGAGAACGTGGACTGGCTGGTGAAGAACAACACCTTTGATTTTGATATGGTTGTTATTGATGAGCTAAGTTCCTTCAAATCCCACCAGGCCAGGCGATTCAAAGCCCTTATGAGAGTCCGACCTACCGTCAAAAGGTTGGTGGGATTGACGGGGACTCCAAGTTCCAACGGCCTTATGGATTTGTGGGCTGAGTTTCGTCTCCTGGACATTGGCAAACGGCTAGGAAGATTCATTGGTCACTACCGCGATGAATTCTTCATCCCGGACAGGCGCAATCAGCAGATTGTTTTCTCCTACAAGCCCAAGACTGGGGCAGAGGAGGAAATCTATCGACGGATTAGTGATGTGACAATCTCCATGAAGTCATCGGATTATCTTCAGCTGCCGCCGCTGGTCATGACTACAAAGGCCGTAGCCATGACGGCAAAAGAACGGCGCACCTACGATGCCCTTAAAAAGAACTTGGTGGTGTCCGTTGGTAACACTGAGATTGATGCCGTTAGTGCAGCGGCTTTGTCGAACAAGCTCCTGCAGATGGCTGGCGGTGCTGTCTATGATGGCGATGGCCAGCATCATGCCATCCATGCCCAGAAGCTGGATGCCCTTGAAGATTTGGTGGAGAGTGGCAACGGCAGGCCGGTGCTGGTGGCGTATTGGTTCAAGCATGAAGCTCAGCGCATCAAAGATCGGCTGAAGGTCAGGGAGATAAAGACCAGTCAGGACATTGCCGACTGGAACGCAGGGAAGATTCCTGTGGCGCTTATCCATCCGGCCTCCGCTGGACACGGCTTGAATCTGCAGGAAGGTGGCTCCATCCTCATCTGGTTCAGCCTCACCTGGAGTCTGGAATTGTACCAGCAAACTAACGCGCGGCTCTATCGACAGGGGCAGAAAGACACCGTCAGCATAATCCATATCATCACTAAGGATACGATTGATGAGGATGTCATGAAGGCTCTGGAGCGGAAGGACAAGACGCAGATGGCCTTGATTGAAGCAGTTAAGGCAAACTTGGGAGGTTGAGCATAAATGACAGCGAAGGAATATTTGAAGCAGGCATGGAATATTGACCAGCGCATCAACGACAAGCTGGATCAGGTGGCACGGCTCCGTGAGATGGCGACCAAGGCTACCACTACCATGAGCGATATGCCGAGAAGTTCCAGCCCCAATCCTCAGAGAATGGAAAGCGTTGTTACCCGTCTGGCAGATATGGAGGCTGATATTGATGCTGACATTGACCAGCTGGTTGATTTGAAGATTGACATCATGAGGACCATCTGGCAGGTTGATGACGTGAATTGCCGCCTGGTGTTGGAGCTCCGCTATCACAGCTTCAAGTCATGGGAGGACATTGCCAGTGAGCTTAATTACACTGTCCGTTGGGTGCATAAGCTCCATGGCAGAGCCTTGGCGGCGGTTGATAGGATTTTGGCAAAGAGTTCACATTAGTTCACTAAAGTTCATCTTTCGTTCACACCCAACGGCGTGATATGATATACTCAGCGAAAAGAATAAGGGCTCAGCCTTCGAGAGAGTAATCTCTTGAGGGCTTTTCTTTTGCCCGAAATCGAGGTGAAGCCAATGCCTATGAAACCTAAGAGGCCTTGCAGATACAGCGGCTGCCCAAAGCTGACTGACCACAAGAGTGGATACTGCGAAGACCATCGAAAACTGATGGAGCAGCACTACGAGCACTTTGTCCGTGGCTACAACCAGCACGAACGGTACGGCAGAGGCTGGCGTAAGGTCAGGGACAGATACATCAGACGCCATCCGCTCTGTGAGTTGTGCCAGCAGCATGGGAAGTATGTGATGGCGGAGTTGGTGCATCACAAGAAGCCCATCTCCGCTGGTGGTACCAACAGCGAGGAAAACTTGCAGAGTCTGTGCGTGTCCTGCCATGAGCGGATTCATCAACGAAAGAAGGGTGAATAGGCCCAGGGGCGGGGCAAATCTCTACCGGAGCCCCGATGGGCGACCGGCGTGGGGTCACGCACGAAAAAATCATTTTTCAAACAAGGGAATAGGCAGGGTGGCCCATAGTGGGGTTATCCCTTGTACGGACGGGGATAACTGAGAGTTATGGGCCGCCATATTTCTTTGAAAAATGCTGATTCTGTTTGAAAAACGTTTGAAAAAATCAAGAAATCAAAGGGCGGAAGGGAGTGATGAGGATGGCCAAAGATGGAACCAACAGGGGCGGGGCCAGGGCAGGAGCCGGACGCAAGAAGAAAGCCCTGACCGATAAAATCAACGAGGGCAAAACGGCCAAGGTGACAGTACTGCCAACGGCTAATCTTCAGGGCATGGAAATGCCCGCTCCCAAGGAGTACCTGAAGGCACCACAGAAGAACGGGCAGGAAAATTACGCTGTGGAGATTTACGAAAAGACATGGAACTGGCTGAATAAGAAAGGCTGTGCTGAACTGGTCAGCCCGGAGCTTATCGAGCATTACGCCATGAGCGTGTCCCGCTGGATTCAATGTCAAAATGCGATATCGAATTTTGGATTTCTGGCCAAGCATCCGACAACTAGGGCTGCCATCGTATCGCCGTATGTGAATATCGGGTTGCAGTACATGAAACAGGTCAACCAGCTCTGGTATCAGATTTACCAGGTGGTAAAGGAAAACTGCTCGGAAGGCTACAACGGAGCCAATCCTCAGGATGATGTGATGGAGCGGCTCTTACGTTCAAGAAAGGGGTAGTGGTGTCATTTGCAGATTGCCATTATTGATGCAGATCTCATTGGCAGAAAGCGACATCGTTTTCCCAATCTGGTATGTATGAAGCTATCAGGTTATCACAAGGAGATTGGCAATGATGTAGTTCTTAAAACCGATTACGATAACCTTGGGGCTTTTGACAAAGTGTATATTGCCAAGGTGTTCACTGACACCAAAATCCCGGCTGCTGTGCTTGCGTTTCCGAACGTTGAGTATGGTGGTACGGGATTTTTTTATGACAAAGCATTACCGCTGCCAGAGGTCATAGAACATCACATGCCAGATTACCATTTCTACGACGATTGGGTTAATCTTCAGGTGGAGGCCGGAAAACATAGGCAGGAATTTCGATACTACACAGACTACGCCATCGGCTATCTGACCAGAGGATGTTTCCGGCATTGTGAGTTTTGTGTAAATCGGAATTACGACAGGGTAAGGATACACAGTCCTCTGAAGGAGTTCTTGTGTGGGGATAAAAAGAAAATTTGTCTCCTAGATGATAATTTCTTTGGTTGTCCTGAGTGGAAAACACTGCTACAGGAATTGAAGCAGACGGGCCTGGTATTCCAATTCAAGCAAGGGCTGGATGAGCGGCTGCTCACAGAGGAGCGGTGCGAGATGCTGTTTACCTCCAAGTATGATGGAGATTATATTTTCGCCTTTGATAATTATGCTGATGCTGAGCTTATCCAACAGAAAATACGCTTGCTACGAAAATACACCAATGTGGTCCCTAAGTTCTATTGCTTTACCGGATATGATCGGGAGGAGCGTTGGGATACAGCTTTTTGGAAACGGGACTTGCTGGAACTGTTGTATCGAATTGAGATTTTGATGAAGCATCGCTGCTTGCCCTATGTAATGAGATATCAGCGATACACAGAAAGTCCCTATAGGGGAATGTACATTAACATTGCCAGGTGGTGTAATCAGCCAGCCTTTTTCAAAAAGAAGAGCTTGAGGGAATTTGTGTACATGAATGGTGAAAACAGTGCTAGCTATCGATATTTGAGAGACTTTGAGCAGAATTATACTGAAGCTGACTATTTTATGGATCTGAAATTTGGGGAGGTGTAAATCCTTGGGAAAAACAACTACAGATATGCAGTTGGTGCCAGTCAACAAGTTGGTGCCGTATGTAAATAATGCTCGGACGCATTCGCCGGAGCAGATAACGAAACTTCGTTCATCGCTGCGGGAGTTCGGTTTCGTGAATCCCGTCATCATCGACAGAGACTACAACGTCATAGCTGGTCATGGCAGGCTGATGGCTGCTAAGGAAGAGCACATTGCCGAAGTGCCCTGTGTCTTTGTGGACTATCTTACCGAGGCTCAGAAGAAAGCGTACATCCTTGCCGACAACCGTTATGCTATGGATGCTGGCTGGGATGAAGATATGCTCCGTGTCGAGATTGAAGCCTTGCAGGGGATGGATTTTGACTTGGGGCTGACAGGCTTTGACGAAAAGGAACTGGCTGACCTATTTGGTGATGAGGATGGAGATGCCCAGGAGGATGGCTTTGATGTAGATGAGGAACTGGAAAAGCCCTGTATCTCTAAGGCAGGGGATGTATGGCATCTGGGTAAGCATCGGGTTATTTGCAGTGATTCTACCTTGCCAGAAACCTACCAGCGGCTGCTCGGTGATGAGCAAGTAAATCTGGTATGCACCGACCCGCCATACATGGTGAATCTGGAAAGCACCTCCGGGAAAATCAAGAATGATGACCTGTCCGACAAAGAGGCATATGAATTCCTGACTAAAGCCTTCGGCTGTTTCCATGAGGCCATGGCCAGGGACGCCTCCATATATGTTTTTTACGCCACGGCAAAAGCCCGCATCTTTCATGACGCTTATGAGGATGCGGGCTTTAAAGTTGGGGCGGGGCTGGTCTGGAAGAAGAATCGTCTGGTGCTTACCCGCACCGATTGGAAGTACATCCATGAGCCGATTATTTGGGGCTGGCGAAAAGATGGTAAGCATACTTGGTACGGCGATCAGAAGCAGACCACGGTGTTCGAGTTCGACCGCATTAAAAATTCCAAGGAAGATGGCTGCGGTCATCCCTCCAGCAAGCCGGTGCCTCTTATTGCCTATCTTATCAAGCAATGCACTCAGACCAATGGCCTGGTGTTGGATGGCTTCCTTGGCTCGGCTTCAACCCTTATAGCTTGCGACCAGTTGGGGCGTGTCTGCTATGGCGTGGAGCTGGAGCCGAAGTTTGTGGATGTGGCGGTGCAGCGTTATGCCACAGCCCATGATGGGAGTTTTGCCGATGTGTATGTGGAGCGGGATGGGGAGAAGATTCCCTATGCCGATGTTCCCAAACCGAAGGAGGAATCGTAATGCGTGTATTTATCAATCCTGGCCATGCTCCGTGCGGCTGCCCCGACCCCGGTGCTGTCAACAGTGGAACTGGCCTGCGGGAATGTGATGTGGCCAAGAATATCGCCGACTTGGTTGAGAAGCATCTTACCAAGGCTGGCGTTTCTGTTTCCGGCAATTTGCAGTCGGATGATTTGTTCGAGATTGTCAGCACTGCCAATAACCTGGACGTGGATGTGTTTGTATCAATCCATTGCAATGCCTTTAACGGCGTGGCCAATGGTACGGAGGTGTGGCACTACCATACAAGTAAATACGGCAAGCAGCTGGCAGAGTGCATCCAGAGTCAGATTGTGGATGCGTTGGGCACGGCAGATCGTGGCGTCAAGGGAGCAGTGCCTGGGAAAAATGGTCTGTATGTGCTATCTAATACGGATGCCGTATCAGTGCTGGTGGAGACGGCCTTTATCGACCATGTAGATGATGAAGTTCTGCTCCGCACCAAACAGGATGAGTTTGCCCGTGCAATTGCCAGAGGCATTACGGACTTTGAACAGGAGACGTTGAACCGATAGCTTGTATACAACACAAAGTCCTTGCTTATTCACCGCTGTAGAGGGAATATGTGACTACCTAAAGAAAAGGAGGTTTTGAAAATGGAAGTCAAGTACAACGTCAGCGGAGAACGCCGCAAGGAAATGGTCAGCGTGGTAAGCGAGGCTTTGGGTGGCTGGAGTAAGGAGTACATGGGAGCCCCCAGCTTTTCCTACCAGATAGGGGATTTCGAGATTACCAGGGATGGCACACTGGTTTTCGCTGACCGTACGGACACCGAGATGGTGGAGCAGGTCTTGGAAGCCTTGGCAAAAGCAGGCTTTGAATGTGAAGGAACTGAAAAGCCTGCGGAGATGGAGGAGCGGATGGCACCGGAAGAAGCCGAGCAGGAGGAAAGCGACAGCGTCTGCATTTCAATCAGCCTGCCCAGGGATACCTTCACGGATACCGCCCTGACCAATCTGGATAACCTGCTGGAAAGCAAAGGCAATCTCATCAAGAAATCATTCGGCATTGACGAGGCCACCTACACGCTCACCGATGACTGCATAACCTTCAACTGGCTCAGCGGTGACATCGAGCTGGAAACGGCAAAAGCCTATCAGGACTTCATTGGCAAGCTCTGTGAAATGGCCCGCACCCAGAAGCGGGTAACTGCCAAGGCCAAAGTGGTGGACAATGAAAAATACGCCTTCCGCTGTTTTCTCCTGCGGCTGGGGCTTATCGGCAATGAGTACAAGACCACCCGCAAGATTCTCCTGCAGAACCTTTCCGGCAATGCCAGCTTCAAGTCCGGCCACAAGAAGGAGGCGGCTGAACATGAGGAAGGGTAACAACATGGGATTCCCAAGTAGGGAGGAGGTGGAGCGGTTGCGCTCCATCTACCCTCCGGGGCGTATCGTGATGCTAGTGGAAATGTGCGATGAACCGCAGGCACCACCGGAAGGAACTGTTGGGGAGATAAGGGGCGTGGATGACGTAGGGAGCGTTTTGGTCCGCTGGGACAACGGCTCCAGCCTTTCGCTAATTCCCAGCGTGGATAAATTCTACCTTCTCAAGCACAGACCTAGCGAATAAGTATACACTCCACAGGGGTTGCTATTTCCTTTGAAGTACGGGAATATGTACACACCGAAGGAAAAGCAACCACGAAAAGGAGGAAACGACCATGTGGAGCAAAGGCAGCATCGAGATTGAAGGAACCGAGGTTCAGTATTGGGTAAAGCATTATGATGAGGGCTCAGAATTCGGAATTGACGGCGGTAAAATTTCCAAGCTGGAATGCAGGGCAGAAGGCCAGACCATCTTGCATTACGACAGGGGCTGGGATATGGAGCCGGAAACAGAGCTGGGCTACCAAGCCTACGCAATTCTTATTGAGAAGTTTAACTGAAAACGAAAACAACTGAGGGCAGCCCTTCGGGGCTGTTTCTCGTACAAGATAGATTTTGGGAGTCGCAGATGGCGGCTCCTTTTTGATTGGAGGTGATGGATTGCGAAAGCTGAAAGGTTACAAGCCGACTGAATTTATGGCAGCGGATTCCCATTACGATAAGGCGGCTGCTGACTACGCCGTGGGCTTTATTGAGTGCTTGTGCCATACCAAGGGCACCTGGGCAGGGAAGTCCTTTGAGCTTATCGATTGGCAGGAGCGGATAATCCGGGACATCTTCGGCATCCTCAAGTCCAACGGTTATCGCCAGTTCAACACCGCCTACGTGGAGATTCCCAAGAAACAGGGCAAGAGCGAACTGGCCGCTGCTGTGGCACTCCTGCTTTGCTGTGGCGATGGGGAGGAACGTGCCGAGGTGTATGGCTGTGCCGCTGATCGTCAGCAGGCATCCATCGTTTTCGAGGTGGCAGCTGACATGGTGCGGATGTGTCCTGCCCTAAAAAAGCGGGTGAAAATCCTTGCCTCTCAAAAGCGGATGGTATTCCAGCCCACTAACAGTTTCTACCAGGTGTTATCGGCAGAGGCTTATTCCAAGCATGGCTTCAATATCCATGGCGTGGTCTTTGATGAACTTCACACCCAGCCAAACCGAAAGTTGTTTGATGTCATGACCAAAGGTTCCGGCGATGCCCGTATGCAGCCACTATATTTTCTCATCACCACGGCGGGAACGGATACGCAGTCTATCTGCTACGAAACCCACCAGAAGGCTCTGGATATATTGGAAGGACGCAAGATTGACCCTACGTTTTATCCCGTTATCTACGGAGCCAAGGAAGATGAGGACTGGACAAGCCCGGAGGTTTGGAAGAAGGCCAATCCTTCATTGGGCATCACCGTTGGCATCGACAAGGTGCAAGCCGCCTGCGATTCAGCCAAGCAGAATCCGGGGGAGGAGAATTCCTTCCGTCAGCTAAGGCTCAATCAGTGGGTGAAGCAGAGCGTCCGCTGGATGCCGATGCATAAATGGGATGCCTGTGCTTTCCCTGTGCAGGAAGATGACCTTGAAGGCCGTGTCTGCTACGGCGGTCTTGACCTATCAAGCACCACTGATATTACAGCCTTTGTGCTGGTGTTCCCGCCGCAGGACGAAACTGATAAATACACAGTTCTGCCATACTTTTGGATTCCCGAAGACAATATCGACCTGCGTGTGCGTCGAGACCATGTCCCCTATGATGTGTGGCAACGGCATGGCAAGCTGGAAACCACCGAGGGAAATGTCGTTCACTACGGCTACATTGAAAAATTCATCGAGCGGCTGGGGGAGCGGTTCAATATCCGTGAGATTGCCTTTGACCGTTGGGGAGCGGTGCAGATGGTGCAGAATCTTGAGGGAATGGGCTTTACGGTAGTTCCCTTTGGTCAGGGCTTTGCCAGCATGAGCCCGCCTACCAAGGAGCTGATGAAACTGGTGCTGGAGGAGCGGATTGCTCACGGTGGACATCCAGTTCTCCGCTGGAACATGGACAATATCTTCATCCGCACAGACCCTGCCGGAAACATCAAGGCAGACAAAGCAAAAAGCACGGAGAAGATTGACGGGGCGATTGCCCTTATCATGGCTCTTGACCGTGCTATTCGTTGTGGAAATGATAGTGGCGAATCCGTCTACGACCACCGTGGGGTGCTTGTTTTTTAGCGGATTGTATACACAAATAAAAGCGATTTATGACTTGCTATTCCTCCCATAGTACGGGAATATACACATACCGAAAGGGAAAACACAGACGACCGAAAGGGAGGAAAAGAAAATGACCAAGAAAGAAATCGCCGAGATTATCGAGAGCAAGGCAGCCGAATACGGATTCGAGATTGAAGAAAACTCGCTGGGCTGGAACAACAAGCACACGGGGCAGGATTACATCAATATCCAGATTTTCCAGAACAGCAACCTCGACAAGACCGACTGGGAAAAACGGATAGGCTGCATTGACATCGAAGCCTGCGCCAGCGTCAGCCGGATGGGAGGAAGTCCCACGCCGGAGGAACTTTTGAAGGCCGCCGATGAGATTGCACGAGGAGCGAAATTAACGGCAGAACTTCAGAGCATGGGGCTTTCCTACGAAAGCGCCTTCTAAACTGAAAACAAAGCAGGGGCACCGCTCGAAAGGGCGGTGTTTCACTGTCAGTATTAGAATCCTTCGTAGGTTCCAGAAGTTTCCCTTTGGTCTTTTAGCTGTCCATTCTCAAAAGTTAATTCGAATACAGTTTTATAGGCATGAGGACCGATAAATGCACGTCCAATAAATCGGTCAATCAAATCCCTGGCAATAGTCACGATACCACTATAGAGAAGTGGGAGATTTATATTCTTGTAGCCCCGCATGCCCTCTGAATCTGGGGGGAGTGCTTCAACGCCATTTATTGGAGGGTATGGATTATCTCCGCAGTAAATCCATAGCTCATCAAGTATTAGCTGATTGTTGCTGACGCGAAATTTTATAATGAAACCTTTATAACAGGCAGTGCTAGCCATTTGTGGATATAAGCCGAATTTTTCAGGATCAAAAAGGGAATAGACATCATCAGCACCAATAAAAATCCATTCCTCGTTATTCCAAATGAATGGATCTGTTGCTTGCATAGTCATATAGAATTTCCTCCATTAAATTAGATTTATCAAGGAGCGTGATTATCATGAACTTTTTCACAAAACTGTTTCGTTCAAGAGATAAGCCCCAGAACTTCTACCACTTTAGCGGTTGGCCATTTGTTTTTGGCAAGTCTGCCAGCAAGCAGATGGTCAACGAGTTTTCTGCTATGCAGACCACGGCGGTGTATGCTTGCGTCAGAATCTTGGCTGAGTCCATTGCAGGACTACCGCTTCATGTCTATGAGTACAAAGGTCAGGGCAAGGAGCGTGTGCCGCAACATCCGCTGTACTCCCTGCTCCATGATTCGCCCAATCCAGAAATGACTTCTTTTATATTTCGAGAAACTGCCATGATTCACCTGCTTTTGTGGGGGAATTCCTACTCCCAAATTATCAGGGATGGCATGGGGCGAGTGGTGGGGCTGTATCCGCTTTTGCCAAACCGCATGAGTGTTGACCGGGACGAACATGGTGAGATTGTTTACACCTACACGCCAATGTCGGATAACAACCCAAATCTCAAACGTGGTCAGCAGATAAAACTCAGCAGACAGGATGTTCTGCATATTCCAGGGCTGGGCTTTGATGGCCTTGTGGGCTATTCGCCCATAGCCATGGCTCGTAATGCTGTGGGGATGACCTTGGCTTGCGAGGAATACGGCTCGGCGTTCTTTGCCAACGGGGCAAGGCCAGGGGGAGTGTTGAAGCACCCAGGCGTCCTAAAGGATCCGTCCAAGCTACGGGAAAGCTGGCAGGCTGTCTATGGCGGTACAGCTAATACAGGCAAGGTAGTTGTGCTGGAAGAGGGCGTTGACTACCAGCAAATCTCCATCCCGCCGGAGGAGGCACAGTTCCTTGAAACTCGCAAGTTCCAGATTGACGAGATAGCAAGGCTCTACCGTGTGCCACCACATATGATTGGTGACCTTGAGAAAAGTTCGTTTAACAATATTGAGCAGCAATCCCTGGAATATGTGAAGTACACGCTGAATCCCTGGGTGGTTCGCTGGGAGCAGTCATTACAGAAGGCTTTGCTTAATTCGTCGGAGCAGAGGAGATACTTCATCAAGTTTAATCTGGATGGGTTGCTCCGTGGCGATTACCAGAGCCGGATGCAGGGCTATGCTATCGGCAGGCAAAATGGCTGGCTTTCAGCTAACGACATTCGTGAGATGGAGAATATGAACCCCATCCCAGATGAGGAGGGCGGCAACCTGTTCCTTATCAATGGCAATCTTTGTAAGCTGAAGGATGCCGGGATTTTCAGCAAACAGACTGGAGGTACAAATGAAAAAACGTAAATTTTGGAACTGGGTGCGTGACTCCGATACGGGGGAACGCACCCTTGTGCTTAACGGGCAGATTGCGGAGGAGTCATGGTTTGGGGACGAGGTGACACCCGCAATCTTCCGCGATGAGCTGATGAAGGGCGAGGGCAATATCACCGTGTGGATTAACTCCCCCGGTGGTGATGTGTTTGCTGCGGCTCAAATTTACAATATGCTCATGGACTACAAGGGCAATGTAACCGTCCGCATTGACGGACTGGCTGCTTCGGCTGCATCCATGATTGCCATGGCTGGCACCACCGTGGAAATGTCCCCCGTGGGGATGTTAATGATCCATAACCCCAGTACGGCAGTAATCGGCAACACCAAGGAAATGCAGGCTGCAATCCAAATGCTGGACGAGGTGAAGGAATCCATCCTTAATGCCTACGAACTGAAGACAGGTCAGCCCCGCCAGAAACTGTCCGACCTTATGGACGCAGAAAGCTGGATGAATGCTAAGAAGGCATTGGAACTTGGCTTTGTGGACAAGATTCTCTTCGCCAGCGATGAAGAGGAGAAAAACTCCGAAGGTGTAGAGGCTATGCTGTTTTCCCAGAGGGCAGTTACCAATTCCCTTATCGACAAAATCAAGGCACAGTCACAGAAGTTTGTAAAAGTGGCTGCAACCGACACTCGTGTATCTGCGGACGCTCTTAGGAGCCGTCTTAATCTCATAGTTCATTGATTGGAGGAATTCTTTATGGCAAATGTTATGGAACTTCGTACTAAGAGAGCACAGCTTTGGGAAGGTGCCAAGGCATTTCTGGATAGCCACACCGATAAGGATGGCAAACTTTCTGCTGAGGATGCTGCCGCTTACGACAAAATGGAGGCAGACGTGGTGGCTCTCGGCAAGGAAATCGAGCGCATGGAGCGGCAGGTGGCTATCGATGCGGAACTTGCCAAACCCACCTCTGAGCCGATTGTCAATAAGCCTGCCGCCAAGGTGCCGGAGAAAACGGGCAGGGCTGCGGATGAATACCGCATGGCTATGATTGCCGCAATCCGCAGCAACTTCCGCAACGTGTCCAACGTCCTGCAGGAAGGTGTTGATTCGGATGGCGGTTATCTGGTGCCGGAGGAGATGGACAGCCGTCTGCAGGATGTGCTGACCGAGGAGAACATCATGCGTAACCTTGGCACCAAGATTACCACCAGCGGTGAACGGAAGATTAACATTGCTGCCACCAAGCCCGCCGCATCCTGGATTGAGGAAGGTGGGGCACTCAGCTTTGGCGATGCCACCTTCGACCAGATTATCATGGATGCCTACAAGCTCCATGTGGCCATCAAGGTCACGGAGGAACTGCTCTATGACAATGCTTTCAATCTGGAAAGCTATATCATCCAGCAGTTCGGCAAGGCCATTTCCAATGCAGAGGAGGATGCCTTCCTCAATGGCGATGGCAGTCACAAGCCTACTGGTCTGCTGACTAGTGCTGCAACGGGGGTGACCACCGCAGGGGCAACCATTACTGCCGATGAGTTGATTTCGCTGGTGTATTCCCTTAAGCGTCCGTACCGTAAGAACGCCGCCTTTATCATCAACGACCAGACGCTGTCGGTTATCCGCAAGCTGAAAGATGCTAACCAGGCCTATATCTGGCAGCCCTCTTACCAGGCAGGAGAGCCGGATCGTCTGCTGGGCTATGCCCTGCACACTTCGCCGTATATGCCGACTATTGCGGCGGGTAAGGCAGTCATCGCCTTTGGTGATTACTCCTACTACAATATCGGTGACCGTGGCACTCGTTCCCTGCAGGAACTGAAAGAGCTCTTTGCTGGCAACGGCATGGTGGGCTTTGTGATGAAAGAACGTGTGGACGGCAAGCTGGTGCTGTCGGAGGCTGTGCAGACGCTGAAGATTAAGGGGACGGGTAAGGACTGAGATTGATGTGGGGAGGCATCTTGTGGTGTCTCTCTGTTTTTATGGAGGCGATGCTTATGATTGTGGGACTTCCAAAAGCCAAGGAATACCTCCGCATTGATGGCGATGCGGAGGATGCTTTGGTCAGAAAACTTCTCCGGGCCTCGGAGCAATTATGCCTGGATGTGTCACGGCTGAGTGTGGAGGAGTTCAAAGCCTGTGGGGCTATCGGCAAAACGGCGGTGCTCTACACCTTGGGGTATCTGTATGAGCACAGGGATGAGGCTGACCATAAAAAACTTACTGTCACGCTCCGTGCCCTATTGATGGGGATACGCCGGGAGGGATTCTGATGTATGTCCATTTGAATGAACTGAGGCATCGGATAACCATTCAGCGACCAGTATCAACGGTAGACGATATGGGCAATCTCATTTTGCAGGGATTGGATGATGTCTGTACTGTCTGGGCAAAGGTTCTGCCTTATGCTGCCAAAATCTCTGATGGCTATGCGGAGAAGGTGGATGAGGTTTCCTACCGGATAGCAATTCGCTATCGAGCAGATATTGAGGTTACGGACACTATCTTGTGGCAGGGCAAGAAACTGATTCTTTCAGCCCCACCTTATCCTTTGGACGGGAAACGGCAATACCTCATTATGGAAGCAAAGGAGCTGGTGGAAGATGGCTAAGGGCTGGCAGACATCAGAAGAAATTCTGCGGGAATTGGGCGAGGCGGCAACTGCTGCCGCCAAGTCGGCTCTGGCAGATGGGGCAGATATTGTCGTGCAGGAGGCCAAGAACAGGTGCCCGGTCTATAAGGGAAATGACCGTAGAGTGGTTAAGGGAGCACTCCGGGATTCCATCCATGCCATAAAACAGAAGGGCGGTGCCAAGTATAAAATCGTGGCAGATGCCAAGTCTCATGACGGAACTTTTTATGGCAAGTTGGTGGAATTCAGCCCTGCTATCAACAAGCCATTCATGTATCCCGCCATGGATGCCAGACGGGATGAGGTCAGGAGCAGAATTATCGATGCTGTAAGAGAGGCGGTTCGAAAGCGATGAACATCAAGGAATTGGTTTATAAAGCCCTTGCATCTTCAAGGAAACTGACGGCTTTGTTGGTCAAAGACAGGTATTGTCGATGTATTTATCCTGGGGTAAGCCCCAATGCGGGGAGTTACCCCATTATCATGTATAACATCATCTCCGATGTGCCAGCCTTGACCGCAGACGGTGAGGAACTGGAGCGGCGGGTGACCTGCCGCATACATATCCTCACTAAAGACGGCAACTATGACCGTATCTATGATGAGGTAAACAAAGTTATGAAGGGGCTGGGCTTTATGCGTGGCCAGTCCGTAGAAATGGCAGAGAAGGGTGTTTTTGTTCTCTGCGTGGATTACAGAATTGGAATTGGAGTGAATGACTAATGGCAGAAACAATCAAGAATACACCCGCCAGCAGACTTGCCAGTGGGCAGTTCATCAATATCCAGCGACTCCATGTGGCAAAATTGCTGACAGACGAGCCTGGGGGCGTGGCAACTTATGACACGCCGATTGACCTTGGGAAAGTTCTCCGTAGCATTGACATTAAGCCGTCAAACAGCACGGCAGAACTTTATGCCGATGGCCAGTCTATTGACACGGCAACAAGCACAGCTTCCTATGACCTGACTTTCGATACGGCGGCTCTGCCTTTGGAGTATGTGGCCTATCTCTTGGGGCATAAGTGTGAAAATGGCGTGATGACCGCCAACAAGGACGATGTGGCTCCTTATTTTGCCGTAATGTTCCAGAGTGACAAACGCAATGGCAACAGGCGTCTGATGAAGTTTCTGAAATGCCAGTTTGCCGAGCCGGATGTGAAAGGCTCCACCAAGGAGGCTAACATTTCCTACCAGACACCGACACTCACAGCCAAGGCAATCTATCGCTTGTCGGATGGCAATTCCTACACCTACGCCGATACGGAGAGTGCTGGCTTTACGGCAGAAACTGCTGCTGGCTGGTACGAGAGTGTTTGATGGAGGGCAAGTAGATGGACACACCACAAATCAAAATCAACGGCAAGATCATCCAGCCACTCCCGCCCAAGATGAAGGTGTGGCGGGAGTTCCTGGCATTCTTTGATAAAGACAAGGGCAATATGACCATTGAGGAATTCCTCTCCGGTCATATTGCCCTTATTGTATTGGGGTTCAATCAGCCAGAGGTTACGGCTGAATCCCTTGAGGATAATTTGGAGATTGCTGATGTTGTTCCGCTGGCGCGTGAACTTTTCCAGTGGTTGCAGGCTCAGACCTTTGCCAAGCTGGTGCAGCTCCCAAACGGGGAAACGGAGGCAGAAACATAAATCTGTCTCCGTACCAAAATCTGCTGCTCTATTACGAGCGGCTGCAACAGGCTTACGGCTGGACCATGCAGGAGGTAGATGACCATGACATAGATTTTCTACTTGATCAGCTTATAGTGGTAAGCCTTGCGGATAGCAGCCGGAACAAGAAATACATTGATGATGTCCTGTAGGAGGTGGGCAGATGGCAAAGCGTGGACAGAAAATTGACGAACTGTATATCAGCCTTGGCCTGGACATAGCCCGCCTGCAGCTGGACTTTGACACGGCTGGCAAGACTGTATCCCAGGCGGTATCACGGCTCAACACCCAGACCAATCAGGTCAAGTTAAAGATGGATGTTGACCTTGCCAAACTTGAGGGTGTTGGCTCAGAACTTGACAAGCTGAAGGTCAAGCATGAGGCCATCAATCGACAGCTGGATTTGCAGAGGAAGAAGGAAGAAATCCTTGCTGCGGTTCTTCATGATGCTCAAAAGACCAATGGCAACGATAGTGAGGTGGCCCAGCGGGCACAGACCAATTTGCTGAAACAGCAGAAAATAGTGGCTCAGACAGAGGCTGAAGTCCGTAAGCTGAACGCCGAGATGAATAAGCTGGGTGGCACCATCACCCAAAATTCCGGTAAGGCAGGGACGTTCGGCACGGCAATGGCGGCTGGCCTTAGCAAAGCTAAAACCAGCATGGACAGTTTGGCTGGTGGATTCACCATGCTCTCTGTCAAAGCGGCTGCGGTTATGGCTATATTTTCCACAGGAGCAGGCCTGTTCAATCTTACCAAAGGAGCCATGGAGTCCGGGGAAAATCTCTATCGGCTGACCAAACGGCTCCATACCACGGCGGCAGAGGCAGGCAAGCTGAATCGCACCTTCCAGTTGGCAGGAATGGATGTATCCTCCATTGTGCCGCTAATTGCCCGTTTGGACAAGCAGGTGGAAATGGCGGGGGAAACTGGCAATGTCACCACACAGGCCATGGAGCGGTTTGGCATTTCCATCCTTGACCAGGCGGGAAATCTTATTCCGCTGAATGACCAGTTAGAACAACTGGCCAAGGGCTATAAGACCGCTATGGAAACCGGGCAGGAAGAAGCCTACACGGCAGAAGTTCTTGGCGCTCGTGGTGCTGCTTTGATACCTCTGCTTGAACAGTATGACGAACTGATGGAAGTGGCGGGGAGCGTCAAGACCACGGGCTTGCTTGACCCGGAGGAGAGCCACAAGACCTGGCTCCAATGGAAGGCCATGGAAATGGAGATGGGGCAGCTGAAGTCCGCCATCGGCACGGCTTTACTTCCCTTATCTGCTGAATTGCTACCAGAAGTCACCGAAGGCTTCAAGGGGCTTGTGGCTGAGATTCAGGAGAACAAGGACACCATCAAGGATGCTATCTCAGGCTGGGGCTGGGCTTTGAAAACTGTGGCAGAAGGTCTTGTCTTTGTGGGCGAGCAGTTCAACAAAGTGGCTGAACACGCCAAAGCTAACAAATGGCTGTTGGAAAATCACACGGCGGCAGCACCTCTTATTGCTCTTCCTGTTGTTGGTGGTGCCATCCTGGACGAGATGTATGGGGATGAGTACAAGGCTTATCTTGCAGAGCAGAAAGCCCTCCAGGAAAAGGCCAAGGCCGAAAAGCAGGCTGCTGCTGAGGCTGAGAAAGCCAAGAAGGCGCAGGAAGACAATACCAGGGCCAGCCTTTCCAGGGCTGCTGCCGAAAAGAAAGCAGCCAAGGCAACGGAAGAGGCTGCCAAGGCCAATGCCCAGCTGACGGAATCTCTTTATGAACTTACCCATAACGAACTGGAGAATAGCCTGCATTCCATCAATAAGGAAGTCCAACAGCTTAAGGAAAAGGGCGCAGATGCCAATTTGCTTGATGAGTATAGGCTGGCCAAACAGGCCAAGGTCTACGAGGATTTTCAGCGTAATGTGGTGGACAGCACACAGGCCGTCTACCGCACAGATTTACAAAATCAGCTGGCAAACATTGACCGCGAGGCACAGGCCTATCGGCAGAAAGGTCTGGATGAGGTCAGCACCGTTCAATGGGCAGAGGCCAGTAAGGCTAAGGTTAGGGAGCAATGGGAAAATGAAATTTCTTCAAAAATCGACTCCGTATGGAAAACGGAGCTTCAAAATCGCCTTGATGACATCGAGCGTGAGAAACAGGCCTGGATTAAAAAAGGGTTGGATGAAGTCAAGGCGACGCAATGGGCTGAAAAAGAGAAGGCCGATGCCAAAAGGAATGCGGCACTTCAGGTACTTGAGGCGCAGAAAGAGGAATTTAAGGCGTATCTTAAAGGCGGTCAGCAGGGCCTAGCTGAGTACTATAAAGAGGCGCACGGCTTCACCATGGAAGATTTGCAGATGACACCAGAGCAACTGGCGGGATTTCAAAAAGCCCGTCAATCCATGCTGGAGAATCTCCTGCCAAACTTCCGTGACCCAGCAGTTATCGCTGCCGAGCAAGAGCAGATGCGCCAGAGTTTTCATATGAGCATGGGAGGTCGGGATTATAGCTACGATGAGGTTATGGGGAATATCCAGACGGAAATCACGGGGATGCGGGAGCAGATGGATAAGCTGGGTTCACCGTCTGCCATTCAGAATGAAACTGGACAGAATCCCCAGCAGACTGTCACGAATGCACCGCATCTTGAGGTCAATGTGAACATTGAGAATGCCGTCACAGAGGACAGCGAAAGCATGAGCCGCCTTGCTGACCAGGTAGCGGACAGAATAACACCTGTGGTGGAGCAGGCTTTAGGGAGTGGTGAACTTGCATATTGAGATTGACGGCCATCGTTCTCTATCTGTAGAGGGCTGGAATGTTCTCCCGGATGACCGCCAGCAGACCGTAGAGGTCTTAGGAGGCACGGTAGTGCAGGACTTTGGACATTTGGAAAGCGGCGATAAGTTCAGCTGCACAGCAGATTTTTTGTTGTCAGACTGGCAAGCAATAAAGAAGCTATGGAATGACCGTACCTTTGTCAGCGTCAAGGACGAGGCGGGCATTATCCATACGAAGATGCGCGTGGTGGTGAAGGGCTACAGCTATGTCAGCCACTTCCCACGCTGTTATAAAGTGAATCTGGAATTTTGGAGGGTTTAGGTAATGGCAAATCAGCTGCATATCTATACGAATAATCCCACGGCAGGAAAGAAAGACGGCACGGAGGCCAGTTCTGGTACGGGTCTTACTCCTATCTCCGTTACTCTCGATGCCAGCAAGGCAGAATCGGCGGCGGTAAAATGTGCCGTCAGATGTGATGAGGGCTACAAGATTGACGGTGATGTGACGGTCAGCCTTAAGGGCACCAGTTCAGCCAAGTGGAAACTGGCAGCAGACGATGATTTCACGGATAGTCAATCTGCTTTGGACAATGCTATATGGCGGGATAAAATCTCTCTGGCAGATGTGGTGGAGGGCAATGTCATATTCTGGGCCAAAGCCATGAGTTCGGAGGATGAGCCGCCGCAGAAGGACACCAGCGTTAGTATTGAAGCCGTGGGGAAGGTTGTGGTGGTATGAGTTTCAAATATCTGAATCCTGGTTTTGCCGAGTGGCTGAATAGCAATGTCGGCAAGACTGTCAGCAGCTATGAATATAACCGCTACGGAGGAGTGGCGTTTTGGAACAAGCAGAACAAAGCGGATGTGGAACTGCCGGAGGCACCGGGTAAGCACTTATATATCAAGGCGTCCTTTTGGATTAGCGATCAGCCGGGGGACAAGGGATATTTTGAAATTAGCTCTGCCAATAAGGATGGCTCAAAATCTACTGGCTTTGGAGGATATCGAGGCTATAGTGATTGGAGCATATATCGCTATGGCAACGGGTCATTCAGTACGTTATCTAAAGTTAGTTGCATGAGATACGGAAAAATGAACGATATCCTGATTCATATCAACAAGGATACTACCGGTGCAGCTAAAATGACGTTGACGTTGAACGGCACAGTCATATATGACGATTACAACTGGGATTTTGGTATACAAGGCTATGTGAAACTTAGAAGTGAAGTCTCAGACGTACTGTGGTCAAATATCATCATTTCCGACCAGCCCATTGACATTAGGGAGCGGGTTGTACCGTTGAAGGTCGCCACCACAGAAACAGACCTGCCCGTTGATGATGACGGCAACTACATAACCTCCGAGCCGGACAAGACCGTACTTTACACATTGGATGCCAGTGATGTCATCGAGCGCTTTGGTGAGGATTTTCAGATAACAGGTATGGGCTTTGCCTGTGTTCCCGGCTACTCTACCGGAGATGCTGTGACGAAGATTACAGGCTTTCGCCAGTACATGGAGGGCGAAGATGAACTGGGGAAAGTCAGCCTTTCCTCGGAAAAGAACGGCAAAGCGGTGTTGGGAACGGCTGTGGATTTGTCGCTGGCTGACTTGCAGACCAGTCAGTTCGGCATAAAGACGGGAGCATGATATGGCAGATGAAGCTTATATTGGCAAGGCTGCGTTTACGGCCTCCATAAGGATTAAGGGGCAGGCTGTTCTCAAACCGCAGGAACCAATCTGTTTTTCCATATTGGAGCATGGCAGAGCTGCTCACTTAGGCCAGGCGGCCTTCTGCATAGAGACTATGTTTCCAGGGCAAGCGGTGTTTTCTGGTGGAGTTGCGTGTATTTCCCTGCTAGAACCTGCTGAGCGTCAAGTATCGACAATGGCAGATACTCTACGTTTGCTGGGGGAGGAATGCCAAACTGAGGCAGGGGTTAAGCGGCAGGTGGTTTGCTCAGAAGAGGCATTACTGAGAACTTTGCGTGAAGTGACAGCTGAAAATATTGCCAAGGCAGATGTTCAGCGTAATGTGGCGATAAATGAAATATTGGCCAGTAGAACTGAGCGCCATATAACCTGTACCGATATTGCCAAAGCAGAAACAGAGCGGCAGGTTATTTCTACCCTACAGGAGGCAAGCGTTGAAACATTCCGTGAAACTTATGCTGAGGAACAAGCTCTGGCATGGGGCGTCCGTAGCCTGTCCAAGAATAATACTCTGGTGGTAGATGCAGAGCGGAATTTACAGGTATTGCAACTTGCAAGGGCTGCCTCGATGAGGTGTGTTTCCAAAGACGAATCAGCCATGCTGAATATTGCAAGACATGTGGTAAAGTCTGAAACTGCCATTGCTGTAACAGAGCGTACAGTAAATTCGCCATTACAGGCGGCAACCTCCGATACGTCAAGACAGATATCAATCAGCGTGGTTTCAAATGGAGCAACAAGCCGTGACCTATCCAGGCTGGAAATGGCACGGGGGGATACAGCAATTATATTGCCTTATCATTTCTCTATAGATGCCAATAAGGCCGAAGAAGGCGGTGGTGGCACAGATAATATTTCCCCGCAGAATATATTTGGCATCCAATCTGTCACGCTTTCCCTCAACGAGCGGACGCTTGCCGATACGTTCCAGATGGATACCGCAAGTCCTCTGGATATCGAAGCGGCTGTGCAGGGCAGGCTCCTGGACTTCGACTGTGATTTTCAGGTTGAGGAAACCAGCCAGCAGGGCATTTTGCAGACAGTGAAGGGGATGTATCCCTTAGACCGTCTGCTCTATATGCCCATCAACATTGAGACAACGGAGGCACAATGTTCCTACTATGCCCGCAACATTGCTAGAGCATTGGGGCTGAACCTTGACCTGCGTATCGAAGATTTCACACCATCGCAGGACTACAGTTTGTCGGGGATGACCTATCAAGATTTTATATCGTCATTATTTTCATGGACAAGCAGACTGCCCCAACGGCAGATTAACGTATTCATTCGTGGCAGGACGCTCCATATTATCCAACGAGGGCATGAAGGGAAGGTAACAGACATATCAGACTGGCCTCATACTATGCCCACCATCAACCGCAAACTTATCCGTTCGGTTTGGGACAGTGCCACCACGGAAAGCTGGGACAGGGCAAGGAGCGATAAGGATTATGAGCCACTGCCGTTCACCGGCACCATCGGCATCGAGGGCATTACCCGTTACTACTTGAATGGTCTTCTTACGGAAGAAGAAACCAACGGAAGTTTTACGGAATACTCCTATGATGACTCATACCTCACAGAAAAACGGACGCATAATCCAGACGGCTCCACAGTACTGACCACATATTCCTATGCCAAGACCGCCAATGACATCTACCTTTTCAAGGAAACGGAAAAGACAACGGAGGCCACTCAAAAAGAGGGCGAAAGAGACCATGACCGTAATGATTGGACGGATTGGCTTAACAAAAATTTCTCCATGAGGATAACCTACCATGCCCCCATAGGCTACGGCTGGTATTCCACCACGGTGTATGAGGATGGAGAATTTCAGGGGAGCAGTATTTCCCAGGGCAAGCCCGGCGGCAAGTCCAGCCAGTTTACCATCAACGAATGGAATCGGAGCCTTGGCAGCGACTATGACCTCGATGATGACAAGGATGACAAATTTAAGGGACAGGCACTTTTTGACACAGAGTTTCCGGTAACAGGGGATGACTTCTTGCGGAAACTTACCCACGAGATTGAGTGGCTGAACCGTAAGCGGCAGGAAGAAGTCAGCCTGGATATTGTAAGCCCTGTGGTAAAAGGCAGGTCGGAAATAAGGCATATTCTGGATTTTACGGAACGCATACGGCTGGACGGCAAGGAGTATTTTCTGGTGAGCAATCAGGTAAAACTCACGCCCAGGAGCCTGCGACAGAGTATTAGACTGGTGAGGTGGTACGAATGAACGGTGTAGATGGTTTGGCCAGAGCGGTCAGACGGGTGGCCAATTCCCATAAAGGCATGGGGCAGGCACAAAGGGGAATTATCCAGGGAGATAAAGTCTGCATCGGCTCCCGCTCCTATCCCTTTACAGCGGCAGTGGAATGCCATACGGAACCGGGCAGTGCCGTCTGGGTGCAGCTGACGAAAACTGGCAGAGTGGTAATCGTGGGGGCGTGATGGATGCGTAGGGCAAGAGTTACAGCAGTTAGTGGCCGCAAGGCACAGGCCGATGGTAAGTGGCTAAACATCATTGGCAACAAGACGGTTGTGGTGGGGGATTTTGTCTGGACAGACGGCAGGTGCATATACGGGAATTCGTATGAAGGTGGCGGAAGTATGCCAATTATCTCCGCAAATGAACCATACGTGCCAATCTTTATGCTAGATGGGGCGCATTGCTTATATCACAAAGGCAGCCTAAAATCAGGGCAGCAGGTGTCCAATCATGAGTGGATGGTAAATCGGGGCAATGAAGTTGTATTTTCGGATGAGGATAGGGCAATTGATGTGTCATTGGACAAGTCTGGTGGGTTACAGGAACTTATGCGTGAGCGGTATGCTCATGCAAATGGTGCTTTGGGCTTTAGCTTTCGTGACTATGGGGGAGACATCGGAGCCAAGATTGGCATTTATTTCGAGTGGGTGCCGCGTGATTATTACTGGTACGCCGGTAGAGAAACAGAGTCAGAGCGATTGATGTATGCTTCAATCTTGAAAGAAGGAGCACGGCTGGCTGAAGAGCAGGTGATGAAGGAGATACTTCGACAGATCCCGTCCAATGAAGCTGAATCCATGCTTGTCTTGCCAGACAAGGAGTGCAGAATCATTGGCGGGTGGTATGAATCAGAACAGGACTATTGCTTAATCTTGGAAAGTGACGCAAGAGCCTTGTATATGTCAGGCAGAAATCTGGGGATTTATGATTACAAGGATAGATGCTGGCAGGCAGATTTTGGTACCTTGTATTCCTGGAGTGTCGAATACGTGCTGGAATTGTTGGCTGTCCCAGAAAGCCTTACTGTACTACGTGGTCGTTATAACAGTAATGGCTACTGGAACAGGACGTATCTTCCTGTTGAAGGTGATGATGCAGAACCCTGTCATTTTGTAGATTTGACCGAAAGCATAGATATGCCTTTGCCGGACGGTTTCAAGCTGACCATGAGCAGACGCAACAAAGAGCGAATCGAATATGACGGTTATGATGCGGATTCTTATCGCTACGAACTGAAATCTGCCGGGGGACAAGCTATCTGCGATATTGACGGATATAAGCTGGGTAAAAGAGTGCTGGCCTGCGAGCTGAGGCCCAAAAGCTGGCTGACTTCTTTGGATGGAAAGCTATATCGGGTAAAGAATGGCAAGAAACAAATGGTGGAGGGCGAGTATTATCATCGCAATACTCGCTTGCGTCCCATGAAAAACTATTCAGCGTGGATGAAGGGGGATTGACTTATGGATGCAATTTTAGACATACGTTTTTGGTCGGCTGGGGCCGGAGCTGCCTTGGGGGAATATCTCGGCAGCTTTGACAGTCTGCTCTATGCCTTGGTGGCATTCATCGTGACGGACTACATCACGGGGGTGCTCTGTGCTATCGTTGAGAAACGGCTCTCCAGTTCCGTAGGCTTCCGTGGCATCTGCCAGAAGGTCTTCATCATGGCTTTGGTAGGTGTAGCCAATGTGTTGGATGTCCATATGGTCGGCGGTGGCTGCGTCCTGCGGACGGCGGTGATTTTTTTCTACTGCGCCAATGAAGGAATTTCCATTGTGGAAAATGCTGCGAGGATTGGTCTGCCAGTGCCGGAGAAACTGACGGAGGTCATGAAACAACTGAAGAATAAGTGAATATGGTCGGCTTTGCCCACTGCGGATTTTTCTGCGGTGGGCATTATTTTTTTTTCGGCAGCTTGCCGCATATTTCTCTTTAAGAAAGTAGAGGGGCAGGATGACCAAGATGGAACTTTTTGTCCTCTTACAAATGAGGGGGTTGATTTTTCCGGCTATATGCAGGGGACATATCCATCCAGAAATTCATATTGGTGGCACGAAATTGCGTCACCAATTAAAATCGGAGGTCGAATATGACAGAAAATCAGCGGAAAAAAATCAAGGCTCTGAGGCAGGCGGGGCTGGGGTATAAGAAGATAGCAGCAGCCATGTCTATGTCGGAGAATACCGTCAAGTCCTATTGCATCAGGAATAAGCTGAAGACAGGCAGTGACCAGTCAGTATGCCTGGAATGTGGGAAGACTATCTCACAAGCGGCAGATCAGAAAGGAAAAAAGTTCTGCTCTGATGCTTGCCGCATTAAATGGTGGAACCATCACACATATATGATGAAGGCCAATGCCGTCTGTGCTCACTGCGGTAAGCCCTTCCATGGCAGGGCTGGCAGAAAGTACTGCTCCCACGCCTGCTACATCGCAGAAAGGTTTGGTGATACCCATGTCTCATGATTTGATGCTGAAGGAGGCCAAGTACCAGTCAGCCATGCAGATGTTTCGCAGGATGATGGAAAAGGGCATCATCACAAGAGAAAATTATGCCGAGGCTGAGCAACTGATGCGGGAAAAATATAAGCCCGTCATTGGTACATTGTTCTCTGACATGGCGTTGACTTAATGCCGCCGCAGAGTGATATATAGTAGGGAAAGGAGGGCACGGTCATGAAGAAGATTGAACGGATTGAGCCGACAGTTCCGCAGATTAAGCGGAAAAAGAAGGTAGCGGCTTATGCCCGCGTTTCCATGGAAACCGACAGGCTGAACCATTCCTTGTCGGCACAGGTCAGCTACTACAGCCAGCTGATACAGAAAAATCCTGAGTGGGAGTACGCTGGCGTGTACGCCGACAGCTTCATCTCCGGCACCAGCACCAAGAACAGGACGGAGTTTCAGCGGTTGATTGCCGATTGCGAGGCAGGGAAGGTAAATCTTATCCTGACCAAATCAATCAGCCGTTTTGCAAGGAATACCGTTGACCTGCTAACCACCGTTCGCCATCTCAAGGCTATCGGTGTGGAGGTGCGGTTTGAAAAAGAGAATATTAGCTCCACGAACTCGTCTGGCGAAATCATGTTGTCCATTTTGGCGAGCTTTGCTCAGGAGGAGAGCATCAATATCTCTAACAACACGAAATGGGGGACAAGAAAACGCTTTGAACAGGGGATTCCAAATGGCCGCTTTAGGGTTTTCGGTTATTGCTGGGAAGGTGACCATCTGGTGGTGGTGCCGGAAGAAGCCGCCATTGTGAAGCGTATTTTTCAGAACTTCATGGATGGAAAATCACGACTGGAAACAGAGCGGGAGTTCGCCACCGAAGGAATTACCACCAGAGCAGGTTGCCGTTGGGTAGATTCAAATCTAAAGGGAGTGCTTACGAATATCACTTACACGGGAAATCTGCTTTTTCAGAAGGAATATCTCGACAGTCCACTTACCAAAAAGCGGAAGAAAAATCGTGGGGAACTTCCGCAGTATCTGGTTGAGAACACCCATGAAGCCATCATTGACAAGGAAATATTTGATTATGTACAGCAGGAGATGGCCAGACGGCGGGAATTGGGTGCTATAGCCAATAAGTCCATACCTACCACTTGCTTTACCAGTAAGCTGGAGTGCGGCGAGTGCCATCGGCATTATGTTCATTCAATGAAATATAGCCCCAACGGCTATCGGCAGGAATATTGGCTATGCGCTTCCAAAAAAGATGGTAAAACAAGATGTAGCAACAAGTTTATGCCTCAACGTATTCTGGAAAGATTGTGTGCTGAAGTGCTGGGGATGGACAAATTTGATGAAGATACCTTTCTTCAGAGAATCGAGAAAATCGTCGTGGTCAAGCACCATGAACTGGAGTTTCATTTCTTTGATGGCAGGGTGGTAATGAAGCAATGGGAGTCAAATTTGAAAAAAGAATTTTGGACGGCAGAACGCCGGAAGGCTAAGGCAGAGCGCATGAAGTATTCACCGCCCCGTGGTTCTTATCTTGCGGGCAAAGTTCGCTGTGCCAAATGTGGGGAAACTTTCAGGCGGGAAACCAGACATTATAAGGATGGTACCATCGCCAAGAAATGGCTCTGCCAAGGCAGAAAAAAAGGCTGTGATGCTGACGCCATTGACGAGGAAATCCTCAAGTCTATATACATGGAGATTTCTGGCTGTGAGGAATTCAGCGAAGACAGGATGGCGGCAGACGTTGACTATATAACGGTAGTATCCAACAACGAGATAGTTTTCCATCTCGCCAATGGCAGGGACATAAGGCATGGTTGGCAGAAGCTGGTGCGTCCCCGTCCAAAGCATAGCGAGGAATATAAGGCCTATATGAGCAGACTAAGTAAGGAACATTGGACTGCCGAGCGGCGGCAGCGCATGAGTGCGATTATGAAAACCATGCGGAAGGAGGAGAGCCATCGATGGCAAAAACAGTGACAACTATTCCCGCCACCATCAGCAAGTTCACGGCGGCACCCATAGACAGCAAGGTCAAGCGGAAGGTGGCGGGCTATGCCCGTGTCAGCACCGACCACGAAGACCAGGTATCCAGCTACACCGCCCAGGTGGACTACTACACCAAGTACATCAAGGAGCGGGAAGATTGGGAATTCGCTGGGATGTACACGGATGAAGGTGTGACGGGCACCTCCACCAAGAAGCGCGAGGGCTTCACTCGCATGATAAAAGATGCCCTTGACGGAAAAATCCAGCTTATCATCACGAAATCAGTCAGCCGTTTTGCGAGAAACACCGTGGATTGCCTTACCACTATAAGGAAACTGAAGGCCAGCGGGGTTGAGGTGTACTTTGAAAAAGAAGGAATCTGGACACTGGATTCTGCCGGAGAACTCCTAATAACCGTGCTCTCGTCAATAAGCCAAGAAGAAGCCCGGAGCATATCGGAGAATACTACTTGGGGGCAAAGAAAACGCTTCGCCGATGGCAAGGTCAGCGTCCCCTTCAAGCGGTTCCTTGGTTATGACCGTGGGGAAGATGGCAATCTGGTCATCAACCCGGAACAGGCCAAAGTGGTGAAGCTCATTTACAAATTATTCCTCACAGGGCTGTCCTACAAGGCCATCGCCAAAGAGATGATGGAGCGTGGTATCAAGTCCCCTGCTGGCAAGGACAGGTGGAATCCGGGGGCTGTGAAGAGTATCCTTACTAATGAGAAGATGAAGGGGGATGCCCTGCTCCAGAAACAGTTTACTGTAGACTTCCTCACCAAGAAGCATAAAAAGAATGAGGGCGAGATCCCTCAGTACTATGTGACAGGCAATCACGAGGCTATAATCCCGCCAGCCACATTTGACTTGGTGCAGGCCGAGATTGAACGGCGTAAGGCTGGCAAGCGGTACAGCGGCGTGACCATCTTCTCCAACAGAATCAAATGCGGAGAGTGCGGTCACTGGTACGGTTCCAAGGTATGGCATAGCACCGACAAATATCGGCGGGTGGTCTATCAGTGCAACCATAAGTTTGAGGGAGCCAAGAAATGTTCCACGCCCCATCTGGTGGAGGATGAAATCAAGGCGGTCTTCATAAAGGCCGTAAGCAAGCTGCTGAAAGGCAAGGCTGATATGCTGGAAAATATCAGCCTTGTGCAGGAGCAGATATGTGATACCACAGAACTGGAGGCTGAAAGCAAGCGGCTCATGAATGAACTGCAGGTGCTATCGGACATGGCGCAGAACTGCATCAACGAAAATGCGCGCATCGTCCAGGACCAGACGGACTATCAAAAGCGTTATGATGAACTGGTCAGCCGTTACGATGCCGTCAGAACCAAGCATGACAAGGTGGACAAAGCTATCAAAGAGAGGAAAGCCAAGGCCGAACGACTGAATGGTTTCACCAAGGCACTTAAGGCACAGGAGTCAGTGACAGAGTTTGATGAGGGGCTTTGGGGGACGCTGGTAGACTACATGACGGTCTATGGCAAGGACGACATCGGTGTTACCTTCAAGGATGGGACGGAAATACGCATAAGGTAA